TAACTCCACCGAATCAGGTGGAGTTTTTTAGCTCTATTTCAGGCTTTTGGGGACTATTCTAAAAATAATTTTTCGATATTTTTCGGTATTTTTCGGATTTTGGTCGGGGAATTGGCGGGGACTTTTTGAGATTTTGGTGGGGATTTTTTTAGCGAATATGACTAAGAAATAGGTCTGTTGTCGCTTCAGCAAGTTCGTCCTCAACTTGGTTATAACGATCCGTCATATAAACCTTTGTATGCCCCAGCGCTTGGCTTAATTGTTCAAGCGGAACCCCTGCAATAATGCTTTGAGTCGTGAAGAAGTGGCGCATCATGTGAGGTGTTACATGCAATCCTGTTGCTTCATTCACTAGATTGAAGTTTCTATTTAACTGGTTTGGATTGATGAGACCACCTTTCTCGTTGATAGTTATATAATCCTTGTGCTGTTCCTTGATAATCCCTAACTTTCGCTTAATCTTAGAAGCTTCAGCTATCAGATAATAGATAAGGTCTGTTCCGATATCATCAAGGCAGACATATCGCTCTGAATCCTTCGTTTTAAGCCCGCCTTTCCCTTTCAAGGTCTGGTTGCTTCGGCTGTCTCTAAGATGCAGTATAGCCCGTCCGCTGTCGTTCTGAGTGATGTCCATTGGACGCAAACCAAAGACTTCTCCTCTTCTCAATCCAAAAATGGTAAGATAGGTCAGAGCGTAGAATTGTTTTGGCATAATCTCTTCTGCCTTTGCTATCCAAGTCTTAAACTCTTTGAGAGTCACTTTCTTGTTAGCAGCAGGGATATCACTCTGGCCAATAAAGACACCTTTCAAGCGATTTGAGAGCAGATTCCCATTTTTGACGGCATCATTCAGTAATGCCATGAAGCTGGAATTGAGGGTTTGAACAGTGTATCTGGTATGGTTCTGCAACTTTTCAGCGATAAATAGTTCATACTCATTTCTATCTAGGTTTTTAAGCAGGACAGAACCAAATTTGGGTTTGATATGATTCTTATAGAGATTGTCATTGAGGTAGTAGGAAGTGTCATTCCAGCGCCCTGTTGACAATCTCTTTTCAGAATAGATATCCCAATACTGATCAAGCGTTAGATTCGTATTGATACCTAATTCTTGGTCTTGGATTTGTTGCTCAATCTCTGTCAAGGCTGCACGAGCTTGTGGAAGGGTTGTGAGACCACTTTTAGTAATCTCTTTCTTTTTACCATGAAAATAGAAAGAGCGTCTGATGTAATAACGTTTGCCTTTTGCAGTTTCATAGTAATAGATATTTGGGTATTTTGTTTTATTATATTTCATTGTATTCTCCTTGTTTATCAGCTTCTGGACAAGGTCTAAACATTGAGAATATTGACATCACCCCTTTCATGGTGTAAAATAGGGTATAGAAAAGAGGCCTTTTTAATGGCTGATTTTTATACAGGTTGAGCTTCACAATCAAACTTTGGCGAGGGAGATTGTGGGGCTTTTTTGTTATTTCTTGACTTTATCTTTTAAAGCTTTTTCAATAGCTTGTTTTAATTCTAAGATAGCTGCTTTGTCTTCTTTGAGAAAAGTCACTGTATTTTCATCTTTGACTGCATCAAAAACACCACCTTTTGTATCAGATGATCCAGGATAGACCAACTGAAGGTAACCAACAGTTGCACCTGGCTCTTTTAATTGATAAGCAGTAATTTCTGATAACAGAATCGACTTTTCTCCATCCAATCCGTGAAGTAAAACATTTGAAACATTTGACTTTCTTGCAATCCTGATAAAATAATTATCGATTCTTACAACAGTTTTTGATTTCTTAAACTCAAAAACTCGCTCATTCGGTTCCTCTGTGAAGAGTTCAATCTCTAAACTTTCATCTTGCTTTTTACCAAACAATGCCATAAGTAGTTCCTTTCTTTTTCTGCTTCAGCAGTTTATAAACATATTTAACCAACTAAAGTTTGATATTCCTCTTTTACCATGATTTCGTTTGCCATGGTTTTTAGATTGTAGTATTTAAGTAATCAAAATCTGTAGGGACGTCAAGACTCCTCAGAGCATCTTTATAGAGTCTTTTGTTATTCGGATTTTTTTGATAAGTGTTGTTGAATAATTAAGGCTACGTTGGCTTTTTCTTCCTCGGTCATAGGTGGATCATTTGGGTCATCCACTGAAAACTCGATGGCATGCCACTTATCATTGACTCTAATCCATTCTCTTCGTCTATGACATTGACAATCTAGGTTGTGTTTAATCACTTCCATTGGTCTGCTCTCACTACTCATATTATCCCTCTCTATACAAATCCACGACTTCGCCAATAATTCGGAAGTCGGTCTCTGGTGTGATTGGCATATCTTTGTACGCTGGGTTTAGGCTATGTAGGTATGCCTGTTCTTTGTCAATGACAAGCTGCTTGATATAAGCATCGCCGTTATAGTTGAACACTCCGATAACTCCGTCATTCAAGTCCACGCTGGTCTGAATGAATACCAGGTCGCCGTCGTGATAGTCAGGCTCCATGGAGTCACCTTTGATTGGAATGACGAAGTCGGCATCGATATCTACTGGCAACTCAATTCGCTCCACTCGTACATCGTTCAAATACTGCCCTGTACCTGCAGAAGCTGGATGGTCGTAGTAGTCGTAACTATAGAGCTGAATAATGTTTTCCGATACTTCGTTTATCTTCGTTTCTTCTTCGTTCTGCTCATACAGTTGCCTCTCTGCGTAATTCAAGACTTTGGCTTGTCTAGGCTGGTGCAATTGGTTGTAGATGGTTTGGATTTGGGGAGCGGTAGGGGATTGAAGAGCCTCGTTTTGAGAAGGGAAAAAATCATCTATTGAGACACCGAAAATATCACAAAGCTCAAAGAGCATGTCTTGATTGGCTTTCCTATCTCCTTTTTCATATCGACTGATTGTTTGTTTTGTAGTATTCAATCTTTTTGCAAGTTCATCTTGAGTAAAACCGGCTGATTTTCGAAAAGTTTTAATTTGGTTTCCAATGTATTTTTTCAAATCCATGTTCCGTACCTCAATTTTAGTAATTCTATAAGTAGATTATATAAAAAAGTCACCGAAAACGCAACTTTTTTTATTTTTTAATTAAAATATTGTTGACAGGTCACCAAAATGGTGATATAATTAAATCAAGCTTAAGGAAATAACAAAAACAAACCGGAGGGAAACACCATGAACACATTAAACGAGAAAGCAATCAACATCTTCAAAACAGTGGTTGCAGAAACCTTACTTCAAAACACATACGAGGAAGGCTTCCTATATGGTCAGCTTGAATCATTCTGGAACAACTGCCGTCAGTTCGCTTTCGGATGGACAGAGTTGGCAGAAGAGATCGAACGTCAAGAGCGTTACATTCTTGATGCTGGTTTCACTCAAGACGAAATCGATGACATTCGTTTTGATGCAGCGTTCGCAGGAATGCAGGACAAAATGAATGTAGCCTGATCGGTAGCACCAGGGTTCGACTCCCTGGCAGGCTGTTGCTCATGGAGCGAAAAAAAGAGAAAGGAGAGAGGGACAATGAATGCAAATGTTAAAGTATTTTATTCACTAATTTGCAAAGACCTGAACGAAGTTATCGATGCAAAAAATAAAATCATCGCCAATACACTTGACGATGAAACTGTTGAGATAAAAATTGAATGTTTACGTGATGTTTGAACTGTAAAATCATTCGGAGATGAGGCTATCGTAGATCGCGTAATAGAGCCATGGTCGATTGTCTGATAGCTGTTGCAGGAGAGTCGCTATTGTTGCTCTCGTTTACTGTGTAGAGCATTGCAGATGCCAGGGTAGCATCAAGTATAAACTCATCTGTATATTTGCGCTTCTTGTTATCTGAGTAGGTAATTGTCAGTGTGATTCGTCCTTTATAATCTGGTTGTATCGATGATGTAAATTTTTGTCCTGGTGCAATCATATTTCCGATGAGCGAGCCGAAGCGGTGTACAGAATTCAATGAATCCAATTCTCCATCTATCTGAATATTATCTATATATGCTGGAGTTTGGCCAAAGTTTTTAAAAACATAGGTACGTTGTTGATTTTTAACTGCATAGGCATCTACATAAACATTAATATAAGGCTTTGCCATATCCTCTGTAGCTTTCTTCGTTTGCCAGAGTGAAATGGTATTAAAAACAAAACCGACAACTGCAATGATTACTGTGATATAGAGTGTCCAAATTTGGACATTATCATTGGTGATTTGTGGCATTAGATCACCTCCCTTCTAGCTTTATTATAGCAGAATTGCGAGGAACAAATAGAAAAATAAGGAGGTAGGAACGTGCAAATTTATTTGTATCAACTAAGAAAAGAAAAAGGCATTACACAGAAAGAATTAGCTAAAAAGCTTGGCATTTCTGAAACGGCATATCGTCAGAAAGAGAAGGGACAGAGCGCTTTTACTCAAGATGAAATGTTTTTCTTGCGTAGCTTTTTTGATAAACCTTTGCAAGATATTTTTTTACCAAGAAAGTCACCAAAACGGTAACTTTAAAGATTTCTATTAACAGAGAAAGGAGCAAATATGAACGAAATTTTTAATTTTCACGGGCAGGAAGTCCGTACTTTGACAATTGATGACGAGCCTTGGTTCGTTGGGAAAGATGTTGCGGATATCTTGGGGTATACAAATTCAAGAAAAGCAATTTTTGACCATGTAGATGAAGATGATAAGACAGATGGGGTAACGATTCGTGACGCCATGGGTAGAAATCAAAATCCTATCATCATCAACGAATCTGGCCTCTACTCTCTCATTCTTTCAAGTAAGCTTCCACAAGCTAGAGAGTTCAAGCGTTGGGTGACATCAGAGGTCTTGCCAGCTATTAGAAAACAAGGCGGATTTATCCGTGAGGATTTGGACGAGGATGCTTTCATCGCTCTCTTCACTGGCCAGAAGAAATTGCGCGAGCAACAGGCGACCATGCTGGAAGATATTGACTACCTCAAGAGTGAGCAACCGATTCATCCGAGCTATGCTCAGTCGCTACTGAAGAAGCGCAAGGCTCGAGTAGTCGCCTGTCTTGGTGGAATTGATAGTCCAGCTTATGCTGATAAAATATTCGCTCAGTCGGTATTTAGACAAGCTGAGATTGACTTTAAAGACCACTTCAACATTAGTCGCTATGATTTGCTACCGAAAAAGTTTGCAGATGCAGCCTTGGCCTACTGGATGACGTGGGAGCCAAGCACAAACACTAAGATGAAAATCATGAAATTAAACTCATTTGATGACGTCTAGAAAGGGGAAGAAGATGGACAATGTTCTACTTTCACTGTCTGAATGGATTAAATCTATTATCAAGGACACAATTACAAGGCTAGTCGAAATAGAGAAAGATAGTGATCACTATCCAGAGTTGATGGATGTGAACACTACCTGTGATTTTCTAGGAATTAAGTATGCCACATTTTCAGATAATTATCGTTACTTAAAGGGATTTCCAAAGGAATTACCTGGTAAGAAATGGTCAAAAAGAGCCATCAAAGAATGGCTCTCTAATCAAATATAATAACTTTACTAAAAGGCTTCTGGACAAGGTCTTAGCAAAATTATTTGACTATATTATAGCACAAAAAGAGGATAAGGAGATAAAAATGTTTGAACCACCGATTTTAGACCAGTTGATGGGGGTTGGAGCCTTACTGCTTGGATTTGCAGGGGCTTGCCGTCATATCAAATTGCAGGAACAACGCAAGGAAGAAGAAAGACGAGAAGAGCAAGAATTTGCGTCTATGATTATTCAAGGCTATAACCATGCTTACGAACGTGGTAGAGAAGCTGAACGTCAAGAAATCCGCAAGAATATTCGTCGTCCGTTCAAGGGCTTTACCTACGACAACGAACCGCCTCAAGGATTGCGTCCTGAGCCATTAGCTTTGCCAGAACCTAAACAGTCTGCAATCAGACTTCTGTAATGAGGAGGGCAGGAAATGGAAGAATTGATTGAATCGCTGGATAACCTGATTATGATTGTTAAAGAACTGGAAGGAAGGGAATCAACTTCAAGACATTTTATTACGATATGGGAAAACGATTATAAAAATCTATTACTAGTCAAAGAATACCTAACCGACTATGAAAAACTAGCAAAGGACTATCGTTATGTGACCCTTAAAAATAAGCTGCTAAAGATTGAAAAAATGGAGCTGGAAGGCAGGCACATCTATGAGGATATGCGGATGAAGTATCGTGCCAATCGCAGGAAGTGGGGTGCTCGGTATGTCTGAAATTAAGTGGATAAAAATCACAACCGATATTTTTGACGATGAAAAGATTTGCCTGATTGATGCCTTGCCTGATCCTGATGCCATCTTAGTGATATGGTTCAAGATTTTGACACTTGCTGGAAAACATAACAGTAATGGTTTGTTGATGATGACTGATAAGGTTCACTATACAGATGAAATGTTAGCTACTATTTTTCGTAGACCATTGAATACAGTAAGAATGGCTATTGGAGTTTTTGAACAGTTTGGGATGATTGAGATTATCGATGGTATTATTAGCTTGCCAAATTGGGAAAAACATCAAAACGTTGACGGAATGGAGAAAATCAAGGAACAGACACGTAACCGTGTAGCCAAATACCGTAAAAAACAAAAAAATCTTGCTCTTGGTAACGTTACAGGTAACGTTACAGTAACGGACGGTAACGCACTAGATAAAGAATTAGATAAAGATAAAGAATTAGATAAAGATATAGAGATAAATAATAATAAGGTGATGATTAGTTCCAGCCTCTCTGAAAATTTGAAAAATAGCGGAATCCATCTAACTAATAAGTCACATCAACAGTTGCTTGAATATGTAGGACTTGATGGAATGAGTTTTGATATGTTGAACCGTGCAATTGAGATAACTTCGGAGATTCATCAACCTAGTTTTAAGTATCTAAGAGGCATTCTTGAGAATTGGAAAAAGAAAGGTTTTACATCGATTGAACAGGTAGATGAGAATGACCAAAAATATAAAGAGGGAAAGAATTACAGTCGTCCAGGACAACAAAACGATAAAACATCGGAACAGGAGGTAAGGGACGAATGGGGATTTTAGAACTAATTGAGCAATTCGAGATTGACTATTATCCGTTAAGCTACGAGAAGAAAACTCTTTTAGCCAACCAGCCAATTCATCAAGTGGTTGCTTGCTTGTCTGAAATGGCTAGCTGGCATGAATGCGGAGGTCGTCTGTCATGGTAGACAATGTGTTTGATGAAATTGCCTTATCTTATCACAGGAATACAGAACAACAGAAAGAGCTTTGCGACAAGCATAATATTCCTTTGATAAAAATATTGCGGACTGAGAGTGTTGTATGCCGCATGTGTGAATCTGAGCGGATTCATGAGGAAAATCAAGCAAGAGTGAATGAATTGGCCGACGCTGAGAATGAGCGAGAGAGGAAATACTATCTTGAGAAGTTTTCTCTTTATGATGAGGTTTTGAAAAATGCGACTTTGGACAATTTTGAAACACCAACTGAAAAAGAAGCAGAAAAGCTAGTTTTTGCAAAGAGGATTTGTCGTGAGTGGTCTGAGGGTGCTAGGAACAACATCGTGTTACAAGGAGAAGCTGGAACAGGTAAGAGCCATTTGGCCTTTGCGATGGTTAAGGCTCTATCTGAGTACACGAAAGAGATTGCTATCTTCATCAACGTGACGGACTTGTTGATGAAGATTAAAGCTGATTTTAGTCAGGAGGAGTTTCTGGTCAATAAAATTGCCAGTGCTAAGTTCTTGGTTTTGGATGATTTGGGAATGGAAAAGGATAGCGAATGGTCGTTTACTATTCTCTACAATATCCTGAATAAGCGTTCAAATACAATCATTACCACCAATTTGACTTCTGCTGATATTCAGAAAAGATATGGCAGACCCTTTATGTCCAGACTGATGAAGGGTGTGGATAAAGACCATTTAATGGTTTTCAACGACTTGACAAACAAGCGGAAGCAATATTTTTAGAATGGAGGTGGCTGATGTTTATTTTAAGACATGGGACAAGAGAGGATAAGCCGTTTCTGAGGTCCGTAGTTATTGGTGTGACTGGCTTGGACATTTCATGTTCAGAGGAGAAGAAAGCCATGCGGTTTGTTTCTCGTGGGGCAGCCGTACAGGTTGGTAAGGCTTTGAGGGGTTCCTTTGGGAATTTTTATCCCGTTGAGGTGGAGTGATGTTAGAGCTTTACTTCGTCTACAACGGGCACTGCAAGTTTTACCTTGGAACGTTTGACAATGTCGATGATCTCATTGAACAGATGGAAGATCATCAGTGGGTTTTCTCGGCTATCACTCATCCAAGATTTCAGAAGCACATTGGTCAGCGGACGACACGGTTTGACTACGGTTCGAAGGATTGTTACTATTTAGCGACTTTTTCAGGAGGAGAAAAAAATGATTGAACTTATTAAAGAATTTGGAATGGCTATTCTGTGGTTATTTCTCGGCTATTTAGTCGGGGAACGTGCAGCAAGAAAGGAAAAGAAAGATGATCAATAACGTTACATTTTTAGTGGGAGGTAAGAAATATGGTTGGAGTAACCTATCAGGAAATTCATCTCTTTGTTGAATTTTTGAAAGAGCAGTATGGACAAGGGCGTCCAGACTATATTGAAGCCCTGAACGACTTAGACGGTCTGGTGGAAGTCTCCTACAGAGAAGCTATTGAAAGATTTTTAGAAGATGAATTATGATAAACGAACAGTCATTGATGGACTGAAACGCACAATCGAGCAAAACGAAGAGAAGACAATCGAGTATTCGAAGCCGTGTGATGCACGCAAGAGACGGATTAGAGCGCTGGAGCGCGATTTGTTGAAGAAAAAGAATAAAGAATTAAGACGGAAAGCGGAGGAGTTGGAAGATGATGGAAGAGTTAAAGAAAAAAGTTAATGCAGTATACAACTGGACGGTAGAAGACGGGAAGCCGCAACCTCCCCAGCAAGATTTACCACAAGCAGTGAAAGACCGGGCGGACTATTTTTGGGAAATGGCAGAAGATGGTATGACGTTTATGGGAGCGATGGAATGCATCTTCGCTGATGAAAAGCCTACAGACTATGATTTGGGAGCTACTAAGGGTTGGTTGCCAAAATCTAAGGAGTTTGATGATTGGGTTGGCTATTCGCCAGGAATGTCTCAGGTAGTTATTGCAGTTTATTTGATTTATGGAGGAAACTAAGATGAATAAGCAGGAATTGATTGAGAAATATAAAAAACTTGAGGGTGTATGGAATGCTGAAGGAGCAGAACTAGCTCGTCAAATTTTTCTGCAAGACTTGGAACAACTAGATAAACCAAAACCAGTCAAAGTTCCGCAGTGTGTGGCGGAATATATAGAATTTAAAAAGAAAAACAATTTTCATGTTTACGGTGCAATGAGAGTAATTGAAGATCATTATGATAAGAAAGTTCCTGAGTGGTTTTACGAAAATAACATCGAAAAATTCTGTCTTGCTTGGCTTGACGGCTACGAGGTTGAAAAAGAGAAGCGGTATTTTGTTAAGATTAAAGGGAATATTAAAGAAAATATGTTGGTTTATGGAGAACTTTTGAAAAGGTATTTCTTTACAAAAAGCTTTAGTTTAGACGATGTTATATATTCCCACACCCGTAAAGAACTAGAAGACGCAAACTTCGGCTGGGTGTTTGATTGTGAAGGAATTGATATAGAGGAGGTGGAAAATGAATAAAGATCTAATTGAAACACCACGCTTTAACTTTTTTATAGGGGATGAAGTTCTCTTGAAAGGGAAAATAGTCGGTTTTGATGTGGATGAGAACAAGTGCGTTGAAAATGTTGTTAGATTGGAATACGGGCAAACTCTCAATGTACCCAACAATAATATTTATATTACAGACGACATCGTTGATAAATCCAAAATTAAAGTCGTAGTACCGCAGTTTGTGGCGGATTGGATTGAGGTTTGTAAAGAACATTTAACAACTAGTCTATATACTGCTATGACTCCAAACTTTATGAAAGAAAACAACCAAAGTTTCGATCTTATATTATGGATTAAAAAGGCGAGCAACCAAGACCTCTTCGCTCGCGCATGGCTTGACGGCTATGAGGTCGAAAAAGAGAAGCGGTATCTGGTAAAGATTAAAGGGAATATTAAAGAAAATATGTTGGTTTATGGAGAACTTTTGGAAAGGTACTTCTTTACAAAAAGCTTTAGTTTAGACGATGCTATATATTCCCACACCCGTAAAGAACTAGAAAATGCAAAAATCGGCTGGGTGTTTGATTGTGAAGGGTTTGAGATTGAGGAGGTGGAGTGATGACACAAACACTTGAAGAAGGAATGAAGAATCAAAGTAAATGCATAAAAGTCCCAAGGGAAATCAGACCGTTTGATATAGGGTATCGAATAGTGAACAAATACGGTCAAGCGCTCGCTTTAAGAAATGGGGCAAGTATATTCGATTTGCCTTTTCTGGCTGAAAAAGCTATAGAAAAAGAATTTGGGAAGAATGATCCAGACTTTGACATCGGAAAGCATTCTGTTGAAGAGGTCGCTATTGTCAATTTAAGTAAATTTCATAGTTACTTTGAGGGGGTGGAGTGATGTCATGTAGTGAAAATTTAAAAAAAGAAAAAGAATTGACTGCTGCTATTTCAAATTTCAAGATAGAAGTCTTACAAAATGATGATAAATTGAGCAGTCTATCATTAAGCAACATCAAAAGGCAAGCAAGGGATCTATATGAATGCTTAGTATGGTTGCAGTATAATGCGGAGGAATCAGGTAGATGAGTTATGATTTGGAAATCTTAGCGAAAATAGAGAGTGGAGATTATATTTGTATTGCTGAACCTAAATATAGTTCTCCGAATCAAGTATATGTTACGGTTTCAAAAGAAAAACGGTCTGGAAGACCTGAAGAAAGCACGCAAGAACCTTGATTGGTTGATTGAGGAGATGGAGCATGAGTGAATACGCATTGTATGAAGGCGACACCTTTATTACCATGGGGACGCTTGCGGAAATCAGCAAAGAAACAGGAATTGCTGAACGGTGCAAGTATTTCAGAGTTTGCCATCGAAGATATCTGTACGTTTTTTGGGATTGAGATCCAAGAAAGGAAATAAAAGTCAATGAACAAAAGAATTAAGAAGAAGATAGCTAAACGGCAGATACAAGAAAAGCAAGAAGAATTATACAAACAACTACAGAAATTAAGTCCGGAAGAAATTGAAGCTATAACTAAAATGATTAACCAGTTAGTTTCTAATATTCGCAAGGCTTTATCTCAAATATTTGATAACTTGTTTACATTTTTTAAAAACTTGGAGGTGGAAATTGAAAAAATTGAGCGACGAAGAACTCAAAACGTTAGACAGAGAACTTTTCAAATTTCAAAACATTCAACGCACAATAGATTTAAGAAGGCTAGAATTAGAAACCAGAAACCCAGATGCTCAAAGTGGGCCTACTGTAGGAATAAGCAAACCTACCGAAACTATCGCAATCAGAATCGCGGATGATCCGACTTTAAAATTTCTTGAAGGATTTAAAGGGATTATTAACAAACTCTTAAGCAATCTAGTCGAGGAGGACAAAGAAATTTTCAATCTGCGCTGGAGATATCCTCAACTGAGATGGGAAGAAATAGCAGAACAGAAATTCATGAGCAAAGCTACAATCTATCGACGTAGAAGGATTATCTTAGAACAGTACGCTATAATGAAAGGTGAGTTGTAAATAAGATTGAGACAAAAGACATCTTGAAGTCTCACAAAAAAAGGGCTATTATGATAGCATGAACTTCTGAAAACAAAAACACAAATCACATGTTGGAGTCATCCTATTTTTTCCAGAAAAGTTGTTTAACAGAGGAACATCATGAGTCAGCAACCAGCTGGCTTTTTGTTTTGTAGAAAGGAGGCAGTTATGGAATTTGTATCACCGATAAAAGATAGTGACGACATTCAGGCAATGAAAGATTATCTCAGAGAGTGGAATGAGATGTATTATATGCTATTCATTACAGGCCTGAATACTGGCTTGCGAGTCGGAGATATACTTACCTTGAAAGTTAAAGATGTTCAAGGTTGGCACATCAAACTGAGAGAACGGAAGACTGGCAAGCAGATAACAAGACGGATGACAAAAGAGCTCAAGAAAGAAATGAGGAGATATGTCGAGGACAAACCATTTCATCATTTTCTATTCAAGAGTAGGCAAGGGAAAAATAAAGCAATCACTCGTGAGAGAGCCTATCAAATTATTCACGAGGCTGCTGAAGAACTTGGCATTGATAATGTTGGAACACATACAATGCGAAAAACATTTGGCTATAAATATTACAACAAGACAAAGGACGTAGGAACATTACAGAAAATGTTCAATCACTCATCACCTGCAATCACCCTGAGATACATAGGGATAGAGCAAGCAGAGCTTGATGACGCACTACGGAACTTTGTCATTTAATTTTTTAGATACTACTTTCACATAATGAGTTAAGCATAAACTGAAAAAACGAAACGCTTTAAAACCTATGATTAGTAAGGGTTTGAGATTTAGAGTGAGTTTAACAAAATATAAGATATGTGAAAGTGATGGGTAAAATTGGTATAGTTACAGGAGGTAGAAAATGATAAAAGAATACCGTGATGATTTTCTTGGAGAAAAGTCATTCGAGAAATTAAATAAAGATATTGATGCGAATCCTGGCATTGGCTTTGAAATTGTTGGATATACTCAAACAGCATTTGTAAATGGAATGCACATACCGCTAACAGCCATACTAGTAAAATGGGGTAATTTTTTTAAAGAATCAGAATGAGACAAAAGACGTCTTGAAGTCTCACAAAAAAAGGTTTATTATGGTAGCATAGATTTCTTGTATGAGGAGGGGATAGGTCAAAGGCCTGTCCCTTTTAGCGTTGAGAAAGGAGGTTTGAGATGTATAACAAACCTGTCAGACCATCCTTGAAATCTAAGAAGTGGGAGAAGTTCCGTGATAGGATAATGCGTAAGCATGATTATCTTTGCCAAGAAAGTTTGCGTTACGGAATTTCTGTTCAAGCAGAAATGGTACATCATATCTTTCCTGTGTCTGAATATCCTGAGCTTGAATTTGTTGAATGGAATTGCTTGCCATTGACGAATAAGAAACATAATACGTTTCATGATAGAGTGAACGATAGAGTAATCAACCAAGGATTGTATTGGCAGAAAAAAAGAAAAAAAGAATTTTTAAATTTTTTCAAAAATGAAAAATGAAAATTTTTAATCCCCCCCTCTTTTTGAAAAATCATTTTGGCCAGTAGGGTACCGGTGAAGGGAACTTTTTCCAAGTCGGGGGCCTTCAAACAAAAAGGGGGTAAAAACTAAGCGATTTTGACGAAAGGAGGTAGTTTTTGGCTAAACCAATTACAGCAAAGTCGATTAAGTCAAAAGTGGTCAAGCAGATGAAAGACTTGGGAACTTATCGTAAAGAGTTCGAAATGATCATTGACATTTTTGCAGGTATGTTATACCAGTATCAGAAACTTGCTCAAGATTATGCTGATATGGGTTATCCAGTAACAGACACCTACGTCAATAAGGCTGGTGCTGAAAATGAGCGCAAAGTTCCAATCTTGACAGCGATGGAAATTTTGAGGAAAGATATACTCAGCTACTCTAATCAGTTGATGATGAATCCTAAGTCGCTCGGTGAGGTAGTAGAACAAGAGGGTGAGTCAGTTCTTACTGAGGTACTGAAGTTCAAGAACGAAATCAAGAAGAAGCGAGTGACTGGCAATGGGTAATCTTGATAAAGCTAAAAAATACGCTCAACACGTCTTAACTCACCGAGAAGAACATTGCGAAGAAAACATCCTTGCTGCTGAACGTTTTTTCCGTGATTTAGAAAATCCAACCTTTGAGATGGATGAGGATATGGTGGATTTTGTTATTCACTTTATCGAGAACGTGATAGTTCATCAGCAGGGCGATGATATGTTTGCGGTATCTATCCGTAACAAGCCATTGCTTTTGCAACCGTGGCAACATTTCGTTGTAGTTAATCTGTTTGGTTTTTACTACAAGGGTACGAATGAGCGCAGGTTCAAAGAAGCGCTTATCATGCTTGCTCGGAAGAATGGGAAGACCTCGTTTACTGCTGCAATCGCACTTGCTTATCAGATATTAGATACAGATAGCGGTTCCAAATGCTATATCGTTGCTAACTCAGTCAAGCAAGCGATGGAAGCTTTTGGTTTTTTAAGATTCAACGTTGAACGCTGGAACGATAAGAACATTCGTATCAAGGATAATAACCAAGAACACTCTATCACCGCCAATTTTGGTGATGAAGGTTCTTTCTTTATCCAGGCTTTAGCGAATGATGAGAGCCGTCTGGACTCTTTGAACGGAAATGTTATCATCTTGGACGAAGCTCACACAATGAGGAACAGTAAGAAACATGGTCTTATGAAAAAAACAATGTCAGCATACAGAAACAGTATGCTTTTTGTTATCTCAACGGCTGGGGATATTCCTACCGGGTTCCTTGCTAACCGTCTGAAATACTGTCAAAAGGTGCTCAAGCAATTAGTCACTGATGATTCATTTTTCATCTTCATCTGCAAGGCTAATCAATCTGCTGATGGGGACGTGGTGAACTATCTGGACGAGAATATCCTCAAGATGGCTAATCCGTCATGGGGTGTCACGGTTTCGCTCAAGGCTCTCAAGGAAGAAGCAGAGCAGGCTATGAATGATCCTCAGACAAGAAATGAGTTTTTCAATAAGACCTTGAATATCTTCACTAACTCTATGAACGCTTATTTTAATCCTGATGAGTTTATTGCGTCGGATAGCTGCTACGATTGGAGTTTAGAAGAGCTGGCACGTTTGCCTATTCGTTGGTATGGTGGTGCGGACTTGTCAAGATTGCACGACTTAACAGCTGCTGCTCTCTATGGTGTCTATCATGACGGTGAGAAAGACGTTGATATCTGTATCACACATGCTTTCTTCCCTCGGATTAATGCTCAGAAAAAAGCTAATGATGACGGGATTCCACTCTTTGGGTGGCAGTCTGACGGTTGGTTGACGATGAGCAACACTCCGACCGTCCTCTATGATGATATCGTCAAATGGTTCATCAAGATGAGGGAGAAAGGGTTCAAGATTGCTGCTGTCGGAATGGATAGGAAGTTTGGCCGTGAGTTCTTGACGAAGATGAAACAAGCTCGGTTCAAGATGATTGACCAACCTCAGCTTTTTTATCTGAAATCAGAGGGATTCAGACGGATTGAGTTTAAAGTTAAGAATAAAGAATTTTACTATCTTCATTCTGATGCTTACGAATACTGTGTGAGCAATGTTAGAGCAATTGAAAAGGTGGACGATGCTGTGCAATATGAGAAATTAGATGGAGACGGTGGGACTGCAAGGATTGACTTGTTTGATGCCAGCGTCTTTTCTTGTATACAGGCTCTTGCTAATCTTGGCAAGGGTGGTGATGTGATGAGATTCTTTGATTAGGTGAATTATGAATGAAATAGTATTATCAGAACATGAAATTAACTTGCTGATCAACAAAGGGCGAGTTAAAGTAATTTTAAACGGGGAAGTAGTAACTATTCGTCAAAGACATATGAAAAATTTGATGGCTGAAACAGTAAAATGGGAAAAACAGGTAATTGATGTCAGTCAGAATATCGTAAGAAATAAACACTTTGATTCACTTTTTCAAAATACTTTTCGTTAGAAAGGAGGTGAGGAAACATGGGTATTTTTGAAAAGTTTTGGAAACGAAACAAGCCAAGTAAGTCAATCAACATGCTGAGTCATTCAGATTTAGGGTTGTCAAACCTGATGGACTCGTATGTACCTTTGGCCAGAAATCCAGATGTGGTGACAGCGGTTAATAAGATTGCTGATTTGGTCTCTAATATGACCATCCACTTGATGGAGAATACAGATAAAGGTGATATCAGAATCCGTGATGGGCTTGCTAGAAAGATTGATATCAATCCGTGTAAACACATGACAAGGAAGTCATGGATTTTCAAGATTGTGCGCGATTTGCTTTTATATGGCGATGGGAACTCTGTCCTACATGTGGAATATGAACCTGTTACGGATTATATTTCTAATCTAAGACCATTTCCGATGAGAGAGGTTTCATTCCAAACAGATAAGGATTCCTATGTAATCTCATTTAGGGGTGAAGAATATTCCCCTGATGAAGTAGTCCACTTCGTCATCAATCCAGATCCAGATATTCCATACATTGGTACTGGTTTTAGGGTGACGTTGACAGATGTGGTTCAAAGTTTGAACATGGCTACCAAGACTAAAAAAAGCTTTATGAACGGGAAGAATATTCCTAGTCTTATCGTTAAAGTAGACTCGTCTAGTGCTGAACTAGATTCGGAGCAAGGGCGTGAGCGTATCGCTGAGAAGTATTTGAGTACTAGCAGGGTTGGCGCTCCATGGATTGTTCCAGAGGCATTGCTGGACATTCAGCAGGTAAAACCGCTTAGTCTAACGGACATCGCTTTAAACGAGTCTGTGGAATTGGATAAAAGAACAGTTGCAGGTCTATTAGGAGTACCTGCTTTTATTTTGGGTGTAGGAGAGTTCAACAAGACAGAGTATAACAACTTTGTAAATACGACTGTCATGAGTATTGCTACCACTATTACTCAAACACTAACCAGGGACTTACTTTTGTCTAGCAATCGTTACTTCAAGCTAAATCCTCGTTCACTCTTCTCTTACAACATTACGGAGTTGTCTGCTGTTGCTCAACAAATGGCAAACAGTGCTGCAATGCGTCGTAATGAGTGGAGGGATTGGCTAGGGATGGCTCCTGATCCTGAGATGGAAGAGTTGATTGTTCTTGAAAACTTTCTCCCTCAGGAGAAACTAGGAGATCAAAATAAACTGAAGGGAGGTGAGGAAGAGAATGCAAAAGCGAAATAGCTATCGTGCCACTCAATTTCAAACGAGAGAAGAAGAATCTGGAGACTTGGTGTTGAGTGGCTATTTTATAAAATTTGATGAAGAGACGGAGTTGTGGCGTGGTTATCATGAAGTAATCAAGCGTGCTGGTGTTGAGAAAGCTGTCACAGACGCTGATATCAGAGCTTTATTTAACCATGATGATAGCCTTGTTCTCGGTCGAACAGGTAACGGAACTCTGACACTGGGTGTTGATGATGTTGGTCTTTTTGGAGATATCATCATTAACAAGGATGATCCTCAAGCTGTTGGGGCCTATGCCCGTGTCAAGCGTGGAGATGTTATAGGGTGTAGCTTTGGCTTTATACCGGTAAAAATCGAAACGGAAGAACGTGAAGATGGTTCATATTTGGACACTGTCTTAGAGCTAGAAATCTTTGAAGTGAGTCCATGTACTTTCCCAGCCTATCCACAAACGGAAATTGCTGCACGACAAAAAGACTTCGAAAGTCAGAAGCGTGCTAATCGTGAAGCGCTAGACAAGCGCAAGAAAGAAATTAAGGAGAAATTTAAGCTATGAATAAGGCATTAATCTTTGGTGCTCGTATGCGAGCAAAAGCAACTAAGGTAGTTGAGTTGGAAGAAACTATCGAAGAATTGAACAAACGTTCGGTTGTTGAGTTAGAAAAGTTGGATCGTGCTAAAAATGATGAAGAAGTTTCAGCAGTTGAAAAGACTGTAGACGGTCTTCAAAGGGAAATTGAAGAAAAAGAAGCTGAAAAAGTACAGCTTGAAAATGAGATCGATGAGTTAGATAAACAAATCAAAGAGCAAAATCGTAAAGCACCAACTTACCCAAGTCAAGAAAAACGTGGAGGACAGAAATTGGAACAACGTGACGCAATCGCTAAATACATTCGTACTGGTCAAACTCGTGACATTGTAGGCTTGAAAACTACTGATTCAGGAAGCGCAGCTTTAATCCCTACTGAAGTTTTGAAACCTCATTTTGTTAATAAAACACGTAATCCACTTTTGGATCTTGTGGAACGTGTGAAAGTTAATAGTGGATCTGGTAAATATCCAGTTATCAAGAAAACGGATGGTGTAATGGTTTCAACAGATGAATTGAAATCAAATCCAGAACTCGGAAAACCAGCAATCAGCGAGATTGATTATTCAATCAAGACTTACCGTGGATATGTCCCTGTGTCACAAGAAATGATTGACGACGCAGACTATGACATCATGTCCATTGTTGAAGACGAAGTGTTCAATCAAGGTGAAAACACTGAATTGTCATTAGTTACAGCTGTCCTCAAAACAGCTACCCAAGCAGATGCGGCTGGATTTGATGGTATTAAAGATATCTACAACAAGAAGCTTAAATCAATTTATAAAGCAAGCATCGTTGTAACTAAGTCAATGTTTGCTGCGCTTGACAAGGTGAAGGACAAAGATGGGCGCTACATGCTTCAAACTGATGTGGCTTCACCTACTGGCTATTCATTTGGTGGGAAAACAATCTACAAAGTAGATGATACAGTGTTTGGAAACGAAGGAGATATGAAATTCTTCATCGGAGATGTTACTGAGTTCGTCAAAGAGTTTGACCGTTCTCAAGTATCCGTTAAATGGGTGAACAATGACATTTACGGACAATTGCTTGGGCTTTTTATCCGTTTGGATATTAAGAAAGCAGATGAAGAAGCTGGATTCTTCGGAACATATACTGATGTTGTAGCTTAAGGAGGTAGCGTATGAGCTATAAAGTAATCCGTCCTTTTAAGGACTTACGAGACCCAAAGAAACATTGCTATAAGGTTGGGGATAATTACCCTAGAGTTAAGCACAAACTTGATAAAGAGTTTGCGGAGACTCTGCTAAATGGGGCAAATAGTGCAGGATCTATCTTTTTGATGAATGTAGAAGATAAGGATATGTCGAAAGATGACACATTAACTACAGAAGTAGAAAAGGAAGAAACAAAGGTAGTAGATGGGAAACCTGAAGAGGGAGACGAGGAGTAGTTATGGACAATGTTCAATTATTAGAATTGCTTAAGCTAAAATTGGGTATAGCAACAAAACTACGCGATAAGTCCTTGGAGAAAATCATCGAAGCTGTCAAAACAGAACTAGAAGATAACTTAGGAGTTCTACTTGACTTAGACAGCTCAGAAGACCAAATGTTTGTAGTTGATTTTGCAGCCTTTCGCTATGAGGGTGGGGTGGATATGCCACGTCACCTTCAGTGGCGACTGCATAATTTACAGATAGCATCAAAGAAAGAGGTCAAGAATGTGGAATCATGAAATCACACTGATCTCTAAGGAAGTCACAGGTAAGGATAAACTACTACAACCAATCTCTGAAGATGTTGAAGTTACTCTCTTATGTCGCAAAAAGAGGGTCACTCGCTCTGAATTTTATCAGGCGAATCAGGTAGGGCTTAAACCGAGCTTGGTCGTTGAGATTCGAAATTTTGAGTATGAGAATCAAGAGCTTGCGAAGTTCGAAGGCAAGCAATATCATATCTTGAAAACCTATCCTATTGATTCTGAAATTTTAGAGTTGACTTTGTCAGAGGTGTTGAAATGAGCTTAACAAGTGATTTAGCGAATGAAATTGCAAAGGCAATGGCAGAGTACTCTGCTGAGGTAGAAGATAAGATTGACCTGATTGCTGAGGACGTTGTAAACGAAGCCGTTACGGAATTAAAAGCGACTAGTCCAAAACGTCATGGAAAGTATGCTAGAAATTGGCGCTTCAAGAAAAATGCTAAAGGGTCATACGTCATCTACAACGCAGCTCCAACCTATCGTTTAACTCACTTACTAGAAAATGGGCATGTTTTGAGAAATGGCGGTCGTAGTCGGGCATTTCCACATATTAAACCTGTTGAGGAGAAAGTTAAAGAAAACTTTGAGAAGCGAATCAAGGAGATTGGAAAATGAAGCTATCAGACTTTGCAGCTATTTTGGAACAGGTAAACTTGCCTGTCACTTATCGAGCGTTTAAAACTGGGAACGCTCCAGACCTACCTTATCTGGTCTATTATGAATCAATTCCAGCCATCAATGCAGCTGACAACACGGTTAATCATCAGATTAAGAGCGTGACAGTAGAGCTAGCTTTTGAGAGTAAGGATGAAGATTTGGAAGAACGTCTGGAAGAGCTGTGGACAACCCACGAGCTCTTTTTCGATGTTCAAGAAGAAACATTTATCGAGACTGAAAGACTTTATGTCAAGTCTTATACGGTCTATCTATACCAAGGAGGAATGACATGACTCAAGAAAATAAAGTAACCTTTGGTTTAAAAAATGTTCACGTTGCGCCAATTAAATCAATTGGTGCAGATGGAGTGATTGCTTACGATGAAATTTTCCGCTTTCCTGGAGCAATGGAATTGACATTGGATCCAAGGGGTGAATCAACACCAATCAAAGCAGACGATATCGATTATCACTTCATGAACTCAAACGAAGGGTATGAAGGGAAATTCAAAATCTCTCACATTATTGAAATGTTTGCGACTAAGATTTTGGGTGAAATCAAAGATGCTCAGACGGGTGTTTTGACTGAAAAAGCTGATGCAGAATCCACATCATTTGCCTTGATGTTTGAATTTTCAGGGGACAAGAATAAAACACGTCACGTCCTTTACTACTGTTCAGCGAGCCGTCCAGGCAATGGTTCAAAAACCAAAAATGGTACAAACGTCAACGAGCGTGAACTTGGCTTTAAAGCAAGTCCTCGCCCTCTGGATTCAGTTATTAAACGTTCTATCACATCAGCTGATAACAAGGAAATTTATGACAACTGGTTTAAGAAAGTGTATGAACCTACTGCGGTGGCAGCTTAAGGAGAAAATCTATGCGTAAAATCGTTTGGGTTGGCGATCAGGAGTATGAGTTGGGGACCAATGGCTATACTCCTATCGCCTACAAGCAACAATTTGGGAAAGATTATTTTCAAGATTTGTTTTCAATGTTGAAAAATCAATCATTCATGAATGAATTGAACAAGCTGGAAACTCACAAAGAGTTGACTGCAACTGATATTGACATTTCGATGCTGTCAGATTTTGATATGACATTTTTCAACCGTCTTTTTTGGACCTTTGCTAAATCTGCAAATCCTCACATCAAGCCTTATGAACAATTCTTCATGGAAATGGAAGTCTTTCCGATTCAGGAAGTTGGGCCTGTATTGATGGAAATGCTGAATGCGAGCATGACGACAAAAAAGCACCAGATGAATCAGAATCAGCTAGCGAAGAAATCTTCACAGTAGAATCCTACTTATCTTGCTGTAAAGAAACTGGTCTTTCTATTGATGATCTAAAGCACATTTCAATCGGAATGGCTCTGGATTATCAGACGGATTATGTGAATCTACGGAGCGAGGATAAGGGTGGCGAACGGAAAGCCACGCAAGCTGATTTTGACAGTTTTTAAAGAAAAATGAGTGCTGAGAGAGCGATTCTGAGACCAAGTTCCTTGGTCTGGCTGCATTATCAGTCGTAGAAGTTCTCTCAGCGCTTTTCTATTTTTTGAGAAAGGAGGAAATATGGCAGGAAATATCAAAGGTATCAAAATTGAAATCGATGGCGACACGCAACCCTTGCAGAAGGCGCTGAAAAATGTCAATAAGGCCGCTACTGATGCAAGTCAGGAGTTGAGACAGATTGACAAGGCCTTGAAATTTGATACAGGGAACGTAACGCTCCTGACTCAGAAACAAGAGGTCTTACAAAAGCAAGTTTCGACGACCAAGGAGAAACTGGAAACCTTGAGACAAGCTCAGTCTCAGGTGGAACAGCAGTTCAAAAATGGTGATATCGGTGCTGATCAGTACCGTGCCTTTCAACGCGAAGTCGAAGTTACTCAAAACGTCCTAAAAGGATATGAGGGTAAGCTTGCAAATGTGAACCAGGCGCTTGCTGAGAATGGGAATGCAACTAAAAGCAACCAAACGCAACTGAAAGAATTGCAGAATGAACAGAGTCAACTTGCTTCAGAGATGACTAAGGTGACAAGCTCATTCAAACTGCAAGAAAGTGCTTTAGGTTCAAATGCTAGCGAAGCTGAGAGAAATGCTCTTGCTCAGAAAAAGATTGGTGCCCAGTCTGAGATTGTAAGTAAACAGATTTCAAATCTAGAACAGCAATTGGAAATCACTAAAAAAGAATTTGGTGAGAACTCCACACAAGCCAACAGGATGGAAGCTGAGCTAAATCAGGCTAAGACAGCATTCAATCATCTCAATGATGAGATGAAAGGAACAAAGTCTGCTGCTGATAGCACTCAAGAAAGTTTAAGTGAAATATCAAGAAATTTAAGAGCAGAACTACTTCAACAGTTTAGTGAGAAGTTGAGTGCTATTTCAGAAAAGCTTGTGGAAGTAGGAAAAGAAGCGTTAGAAGCAGCTGCTCAAATGCAAGCTAGTAATGCTCAATTTACTACTGTTTTCGGAGATATGGAAACTCAAGCAAGAGAAGCGTTGAATGCTATTGGTCAGGAAATGGATATTGTCCCAGAGCGATTGCAAGGATCATTCACTCAGATGGCTTCATTTGCAAAAACTTCAGGATTGGATACAGCAGAAGCTTTGGATCTTACTTCTCGTGCAACTAGGGCAGCAGCAGACGGTGCAGCCTTCTATGACAAATCTATTGAGAGCGTGACAGAGAGCTTACAATCTTTTTTGAAGGGAAACTTTGCTAACGATGCCGCTCTTGGAATCTCTGCGACAGAGACAACTAGGAATGCAGCTGCAAATAAATTGTACGGAAAGTCATTCAAGGACTTGAGCGAAGCGCAGAAGCAATTGACATTGCTTCAGATGGTCGAAGACGGAAATAAACTCTCAGGAGCTCTTGGACAGGCTGCAAGAGAATCAGACGGCCTAGAAAACGTTATGGGGAATCTGAAACAAGCTGGGACCAACGCATTATCTGCTATTGGTCAACCTCTTCTAGAAATGATGATTCCTGTTTTTCAAACCTTGGCAACGATTGTGAAAGGTGTAGCTGAGCTGTTTAATTCCTTACCTGATCCAGTAAAAGATTTCATTGTCATCTTAGGTGAGGTTTTGACAATTGTAGGAGCCTTAGCCCCCATATTCTTAACCCTGCAAGCTGTGTTTATGTCCTCATTTGGCGCAATGATTGCAGCAGCATTACCAATCATTGGAATTATTTCAGGAGTTGTAGTGGCCATAGCAGCGATTGTTGCTATTGTGAAATACCTCTGGGAAACTAACGAAGGTTTTCGAGATGCGGTCACGACCGTTTGGAATGCGATTCTTGAAGTTATCAATGCAGTCGTATCAGAAATTTCTAATTTTGTCATGAGTATCTTTGGAACGGTTGTTGCTTGGTGGACGGAGAACCAGGAACTTATTCGAGCAAGTGCTGAGACTGTCTGGAATGCTATCTATACGGTTATAAGCACAATTCTGGAAATTTTAGGTCCACTCATTCAAGCTGGTTGGGATAATATCCAACTTGTCATTACAACAGCTTGGGAAATCATCAAGACCGTTGTTGAGACTGCAATCAATGTTGTCCTTGGTATTATCCAAGCAGTTATGCAGATCATTACTGGTGATTGGTCAGGCGCTTGGGAAACTATCAAGGGAGTATTCTCTACTGTATGGCAAGCTATGCAAAGCATTGTTCAGACTATTTTTTCAGCTATTCAGAGTTACATTTCAAATATCCTCAACGGTATTTCAGGAACTGTATCAAATGTCTGGAACGGCATCAAGGATACTGTATCAAATGTGTTAAATGCTATATCTAGTACTGTATCAAGTGTTTGGGAAGGTATCAAGAGTACCATTTCAGGTGCTATCAATGGGGCAAAAGATGCTGTATCTTCAGCTATTGAAGCTATCAAGGGATTGTTCAACTTCAGCATTAGCTGGCCACATATCCCACTACCTCACTTCTATGTAAGTGGTTCAGCCAATCCATTAGATTGGTTGAGTCAAGGTGTTCCAAGTATTGGAATTGAATGGTATGCCAAGGGCGGGATCATGACGAAACCGACCATTTTTGGAATGAATGGCAATAGCCTTATGGTTGGTGGCGAAGCTGGGAATGAAGCAGTATTACCGCTTAATGACAAAACACTTGGTGCTATCGGTCGAGGTATAGCTCAGACTATGGGTGGAACTTCACCGACAATCAACATTACTATTACAGGTAACACCGTCAGAGAAGAAGCTGACATCATTCGGATTGCTGATGAGGTAGCGCAGAGGATTGCTGACGAATTGCAACGTAAGACACAATTGAGAGGAGGGTTTACATGATAAAGCATAATGAGCTTGTGATTGACGGTGTGAGAACATCGTCTTTTCCGTTTAAAGTCATTGTCCATGATTCTCCTTCAATTGCTCTGGGAGAGAGCAAGACAGCTCTTTTGGAGCATGGTGGTATCAGTGGAGCAATCGTTCAGACGAACAAACATAGGGAATTGGTCAAGAAAACCTATACGATTTACTTGGTCAAACCTACTGAAGAACAGATGAACCAATTTATGAGTCTGTTTATCCGTGAAAAGTTCTGGCTAGAGAGTGAGCGAGTCAAAACAACTCGTCTTTGGTGCTATAAGGTCAATGTGAGCGACCTTGAAGAAGTGCAACCTGGTCTTTACATGACCAAAGCAACCTTCACTTGTCACCCTACCAAACACTTCAAAGTCACTGATACACAGAGATTGACAAGAAGTGGAACTTTAACCGTTCAAGGTTCTGCTCTTGCCTTTCCTAAAATCACAATTGTTGGTCAGAGCGCTTCTGAGACTTCGTTTACAATCGCTGGTCAGGTCATTCGTCTTGAAAAGCTCTCAGAATCGCTTGTGATGGTTAATAATCCTGACAATCCTAGCTTTAAAACGACAACAGGGAAGCCAGTCAAATGGTCAGGGGATTTTATCACAGTTGATCCAGCGAAAGTTAAGAATATTGGGGTTGTTTTAGGCCCAGGTATTCAATCGATTGAAATCGAAACGGTTTGGGGGTGGGCATAATTGCTTTATCTACTTAATAAAGATGTAAGAACCGTTCGATGGAACGGGGAGCCACTTCATGAAGCGACTTCGGCGATTGTTAAAGAGATCATGAATAGTGATTTCACCTTAACTGTGAAATATCCCATTTCCGACTCTGGTATTTATCAGCTCATCCAAGAAGATATGTTGATAAAAGCGCCGACTCCTGTTCTTGGTGCGCAGCTATTTCGCATTAAGAAACCTGTTGAATACAATGATCATCTGGAAATCACAGCCTATCACATTTCAGACGATGTGATGCAACGTTCTATCACACCAGTAAGTGTGACTAGTCAGAGTTGTGGCATGGCTCTTTCTCGCATGGTACAAAACACCAAAACGGCTCTTGGAGACTTCTCATTCAACAGTGATATCCAGGACCGTAGGACCTTCAATACGACTGAAACAGAAACCCTATACTCTATATTGCTGGACGGTAAGCACAGCATTGTTGGTACATGGGAAGGCGAGCTGGTTCGTGATAACTTTGCGATGACTGTCAAGAAGAGTCGTGGGGAGAATCGTGGTGTTGTTATTACAACGCACAAAAATCTGAAGAACTACCAACGCACAAAAAACAGTCAGAATGTTGTCACAAGAATTCACGCAAAGTCGACTTTTAAACCTGAAGGTGCTGAAAAAGAAACGACTATCAGAGTGACTGTTGATAGTCCTCTTATCAACTCATACCCTTATATCAATGAAAAAGAGTATGAGAACAACAATGCTAAAACTGTTGAAGAGTTGCAGAAGTGGGCACAGTCTAAGTTCTCAAATGAGGGAATTGACAAGGTCTCTGATGCTATCAAGATTGAAGCTTATGAACTTGATGGGCAAGTGGTCCATATGGGCGACACGGTCAATCTCAAGAGCTGGAAACATAATGTCGATGCATTCAAGAAAGCTATTGCTTATGAGTTCGATGCCTTAAAAGAAGAATACATCTCTCTGACTTTCGATGATAAGGCAGGTATTGGTGGTTCTAGAGCTTCTGGTGGCCTATCTAGCGCAGCCGATGCAATTCTTGGAGTGACAGAATCTGCACAAGAAATCGCCCTTGACAAGGCTCTTCAAAATGCTGACTTAGACTTTGATCATAAGGCTGGATTGCTTAGACAGGAAATTTCTGACGATATTGAACTTGCCAAGGCCAAGGCGGAAGAAGTCAAGCGAGAACTGTCTGACACTATCAATCAGCGCTTTAATAGCTTTGACAACGGGCCATTGAAAGAAACTAAGCGCAAGGCTGAGGAAGCTTTGAGACAAGCTGGCGCAAGTAGCTCTCTTGCTCAGGAAGCCAAGCGGATTGGGCTGGATTCTGTTGCTAGACTTGAAGCGTTTAAGTCGCAGACTACGAGCGCACAAACGGCTCTGTCAGGTGACTTGGACGCTCTGAAACGGACTATCGTGAATGATATTCGACCGAAGCAAGCACAGGCTGAAGCTGAGATTGCCAAGCAAGCTGAAGCACTTAGCCGGACTAAAAATGAACTGGCTGGCGCAAGTACCCTGCTTGCACAGGAAGCTAAGCGGATTGAGCTGGATTCTGTTGCTAGACTTGAAGCGTTTAAGTCGCAGACTACGAGCGCACAAACGGCTCTGTCGGGTGACTTGGACGCTCTGAAACGGACTATCGCGAATGATATTCGACCGAAGCAAGCACAGGCTGAAACTGAGATTGCCAAGCAAGTTGAAGCACTTAGCCGGACTAAAAATGAACTGGCTGGCGTGAAGTCAGCGCAAGCGACGTATGAGGAGACGACGACTCGTAGACTGTCAGAACTGACCAACTTGGCCAATGGTAAAGCCAGCAAGTCAGAACTCACGCAGACAGCTGAGGAACTCTCTAGTAAGATAGCGAGTGTGCAGGCATCCGGTCGAAATCTATTCTTGAACTCACTATTCAAGCAGGATATTCCAAAAACAGGAATTTGGACAACGAGTACATATACGGCTACTATCGATAGCGAAAGTAAGTATCTTGGACACAAGGCTCTTAAAATTATAGGTCTGAATCCATCTGGCCGTGATGGAGGTAATCCCAAGGTTACTTATCCAGCTCTGGGTCAATTCGGGAAAGTAATTCCCGGAAGTACGACTAATCAAGATGTAACCATTAGTTTTTATGCTAAGGCAAATAAAAATGGAATAATGCTGAGAACTCGATTAGGGAATATCGGATATAAAACTGGAAATGTGACATTGTCGACAGAAATTAAGCGATATGTTGTCCATATTCCAAAAGGTTGGACAAACGAATCCAAGCAGACCACAAATGAATGGTTGTTCAATTTCAACCAGGAAGGAACCGTTTGGATTTGGATGCCGAAGTTTGAAATAAGCGATGTAGATACTTCTTATTCAGAAGCTCCTGAAGATATAGAAGGTCAGATTTCAACAGTAGAATCGACCTTTAAACAACGAGCCAACTCGCTCGACGCTGGTGTGAGAAGCTTGACTGAAGGGCTTAGAACCAAAGTGGATATCAGCTCACTCAATGTGACTGCTGAAAATATCCGGCAATCTGTGAAGAGGCTTGAGACAGACACGCAGAACAAGCTAAATCAGAAGTTGAGTCAGGCTGAATTTGAGGTGCGAGCTGGCTCTATCCGTCAGGAAATCCTGAATGAAACCAAGGATAAAGCCAGCAAGTCAGAACTTACGCAGACAGCTGAGGAGCTCTCTAGTAAGATAGCGAGTGTGCAGGTCGGAGGAATCAACCTCTTGCGTAATACTGCGAGTTTGTTGATTGGCGATCGTTCAAAAGGATGTTGGATGAGTGCAAGCGGAGGAAATGGGCGAGCGATTAGCGTAGAAGTTTTGGATCCTCCCAAAAAAATGATAAAAAACATGATTCGTGTTATTGAAAATACGAATGGTGGAAATAAAGATTTAACTCAACTTGTTAGATTGCGAATTGGTGAAAAGTACACGATTTCTTGTTATGCAAGGATTGCTAGCGATAGCCCAAATGCAAACGTGAACTTGCTATTTCGTTCGTGGGCAAATAATACCGATTTAAATCGCAAATTTCAGAAATCCATCTCTCATAAAAATTGGCAAAAATATTCATTTACATTTACTGCTGATGCAATTGAAAATTCAATTCAATTTGGACAATCTGGCGCAGGAATTATCGAAATATGCGCTCCGAAAATCGAATCAGGAACGTTAGCGACTGATTACAGCGAAGCTCCTGAAGATATAGAAGGTCAGATTTCAACAGTTGAATCGACCTTCAAACAACGAGCCAACTCACTCGACGCTGGTGTAAGCCGTCTGACTGAAGGCCTTAGAACTAAAGTGGATATCAGCGCACTCAACGTGACTGCTGAAAATATTAGGCAGTCGGTGAAGAGTCTTGAGACAGACACGCAGAACAAACTAAATCAGAAGTTGAGTCAGGCTGAATTTGAGGTGCGAGCCGGCTCTATCCGTCAGGAAATCCTGAACGCAACCAAGGATAAAGCAGATAAGACTTTAGTTGTATCTGAAGCCGGGAAATTGCGTGAAGAATTTTCAAAAATGAAGGTGGGAGGCCGGAATCTATGGATAAAATCCAAGACGGTTGGAGCTGTAATTGAAAAATTACCTGAAAACCACGTCACAGGTCAAAAAGAATGCTATAGGCTAGAGAACAACTCTACTTTAACGTTCAACCTTGAACCAGATTTCAGCTCAAGGTTGTACCAAAAAGTTACTTTTAGCGCTTGGATCAAGTACGAAAATGTAGTCCAAGGTCGAAATTTTTGGAATGTATTTAATTGCTTCAAACATTATCTTTTTAGAAAAAATAGTGAGACCGGAGTACAGAGTGGTCCAGATTATGCTACGCTTGGTATGTATAAAGGTTCGGCAGATTGGAAATATATTACATTCACTTATGACTACTCTGAAAAAACAAATTTTGATCAATTGAAGACATCATTGCGATTCAATCTTGAAGGTGCTACAAGCGGTACAGCTTGGGTAACAGGAATCAAGGTTGAAATCGGTAGTGTGGCGACGGACTGGAGTCCTGCGCCTGAGGACGCTGATGGTCTCATCACTGAAGCTAAGGCTACCTTTGAGCGGACAGCTCAGGGCTTGCGAACCGATTTATCAGCTATTCAGGAATATGTAAATAAAGACGGTCAGCGACAGGAAGCCCTACAGCGCTATACTCGTGAGGAGAGCACGAGACAAGCGACAGCAGTCCGTGAGCTGGTCAATCGTGATTTCGTTGGTAAGGCTACTTATCAAGAAGATGTTAAGGGTATCAATCAGAGGATTGAAGCTGTTAAAACTAGTGCGAATAAAGACATCGCTAGTCAAATCGCTAGCTATCGTCAATCTGTAGATGGTAAGTTCACGGATATTTCAAGTCAGATAACTACTTATAAGCAAGATGTGGGCGGTCAAATCAGTGGTCTATCAAATAGACTTACAAGCAGTGAGCAAGGAACCACTACTCAGATTTCAAATCTTTCAAATCGGATAAACAGTAATAAGCAAGGCACAGATAATCAGATTTCAAATTTAAAGACTCAGGTCGCTACAAACAAGGATAATGCTGAACGACAAATGGGTAGAATATCTGATCAGGTTTCTGCAAACAAAGCGAATGCTGATAGTCAATTTGCGAATGTGACCAATCAACTAGCACGAAAAGTAGAGACTACTGACTTCCAGCGTGTTAAGGAAACCAGTAAACTTTACGAGCGGATTTTGGGCAATACTGAAAATGGAATTGCGGATAAGGTTGCTCGCATGGCTCTGACCAATCAACTGTTTCAGGTTGAGGTTGGGAAATATAGTGTAAGCGGCCCTAACCTCATTAAGAATAGTGATTTTAAAAATGCTACGAATGAATGGGGCTCAACTCAAAATTTAGGAAGATTGGCTAAGCATAGCTTTTATCACAACGGGCAGAAAGACCTTATGCGTTTAAGTAATGCAACTAAAAACGAAAACTTTTTGTATAGTCACCGTTTTAATCTTGAACGAAATACTGACTATGTACTGAATTTTAGAGGATTTAACAACAGTGCTCTAGCAAGCTATGATGTTTATATTTTGGGACGAAGAGCAGGCGAGAGCGATGGATTCACAATCGTTAAGAAAGTTGTTAGCAGCAAGAAACTATCTACCTCTAGATGCGAAGATGTCTCAGTAACTTTTAATTCCGGAGAAATGGATAATGCTTACATTCGTTTTGATAACAATGGCTCATCATCAGGAACAGCTGATTTGTATATTACAGAAGTTGACTTGTACAAAGGTTATAAACCTAGAACATGGCAACCACATCCAGAAGATGCAGTCGTAGATGCGAATAAGAAGCTTGAAGCCACGCAAACAAAAATGACTCTACTAGCTGGCTCATGGGCAGTTCAAAACATCAACTCGGCTGGAGATATCATCTCTGGAATCAATCTTGGCGCCAATGGACATAACCGCTTTGTTGGGAAATTGACCCACATCACTGGAGAGACCCTGATTGACAGAGCAGTCATCAAGTCTGCTATGGTTGATAAGCTGAAAACGGGCAATTTTGAAGCTGGTTCGGTCACGACTACGATATTAGACGCTGAAGCGGTAACTGCTGAGAAGTTGAAAGTTGACGATGCGCTTATTAAAAAATTAACTGCAACTGATGCTTTTATTGACCAACTGATATCTAAACGTATCTTCTCTATTAAGGTTGAGTCCGTCATTTCTAGCTCAACCTTCCTAGAAGCCTATCAAGGCCGAATCGGTGGATTCACACTTGGTCAATTTGACCAGGGTGGCGGTCGCTGGATTTCAGGTGTCAATCAGTTCTCTGTTGGTATGGGGAATGGTGCCGGGTATGGAGTCCGGACAGCCTTCTGGGCGAACTGGGGAAATAATTGGAACTATGCCGGACCTAAAGCATGGAACGTCAATACTGATGGGAAAATGTACTGTAGGAATGAAGTCGGTTTTTATGATCAAGTGGATTTTTCGAATTCATCGAGAGCAAACTTCTATGGGAATACTACTTTTTCTCGTTCTCCTGTGTTTTCAAATGGTATCGAACTTGGAAGTAAAGATGTGCTTGGTGATGGTTGGAATCCCAAAGGCGGAAGGAATGCGGTTGTTTGGTGGAATCAGGTCGGTAGCGGTAGCGTGAAGTATTGGATGGAACAAAAATCAGATAGACGCTTAAAAGAGAACATCACAGATACAGCTGTGAAAGCCTTGGATAAAATCAACAGATTAAGAATGGTTGCATTTGATTTCATCGAAAATAAGAAACATGAGGAGATTGGTCTAATAGCTCAAGAGGCTGAAACCATCGTTCCAAGAATTGTCTCACGAGATCCTGAGAATCCAGATAGCTATCTGCATATTGACTATACCGCTTTAGTTCCTTACTTAATCAAGGCTATTCAAGAATTAAATCAAAAAATAGAAAAAATGGAGAAAACAATAGCATGAATAACAACATGTTGACCAATATCACACTTTAAAGCAATTCAGGAGCTTGCTCTTGAAAATAGAAAACGAACACACAGATTGGAGAACTTAGAAAATGAACACAGAACAGCTTAACCAAGCCTTACAAATGACAATTCGTGAAATGTCAACAACTTCAACAGATTCGATGATTGCAAGTAATTTCTTGAGTATTCAGTTGAATGAGCAAAGGGAAGAGAATCAAAGACTTCAAGCACGAGTGGATGAGCTGGAAGCTCTGCTTGATGAACAAACTAAACCAGCAGACAAAGGAGAATAGACATGGCAGAAACAATTCAAAACACAAATAACTTACTAGACCTTACAAAAATCACAGAACCATTTGATCTTGCGAGCGCTTTGCGCTACATGAAAGAAAATGGAGAATTCATTCGTTGCAAGAATGTAAGCGATGACTTCTATATGTATCGTGATGTTCAAAAACGTCCTGTGATCGTAAATGGCCGTCGCCAACTCAAGGATGTTGAAACCGTTTGGGCGTTCAACCAGTGGGGTGGTACAATCGCAACAATCAACGTCGCCGTTCTGTTGAATCATGAATTCTATATCATGAAATTTGATGCAGAGGGCAATCCTGACTGGACGGATCCAACGGGAGAACCTAAAGAATAGGAGGTGTGTATGCAAATTGAATTTTTCAATTTTCTAAGAAGTGTCGTACAGACTGAAGATGGTTTGGTCTTGTACGCTCTAGCACTGATTGTCTCAATGGAAATCATTGATTTTGTGACAGGGACGATTGCGGCAATTATCAATCCTGACATCGAGTACAAGAGCAAAATCGGCATCAATGGGCTATTTCGTAAGATTTCAGGGGTTCTCTTACTGATGATCCTCATTCCGGCGTCCGTTTTGTTGCCTGAAAAGACAGGTTTTGTATTCTTGCACTCAATCTATCTCGGGTACATCGCATTTACTTTTCAATCTCTCATTGAAAATTACCGCAAATTAAAAGGAAATGTTACTCTTTTTCAGCCGATTGTAAAAGTATTTCAGCGATTACTTGAAAAAGATGATGATACGAAAAAAGGAGAATAACAAATGCAACAAATTACTGAAATCATTACTAATGGAGCAATCAGCATCCTAGTCGTTTTGGCAGGGGTGGTAGTTAGGGCAGCCAAGGAATACCTCGTCAAAAAAGGTGGAGAAAAGACTATCAAGATTGTTGAAATCTTGGCCAAGAACGCAGTAAATGCCGTTGAGCAGGTTGCCTCAGAGACTGGCTTTAAAGGCGATGAAAAACTGGCACAGGCTCGTGCTAAAGTCCGTGCTGAGCTTACAAAATACAATATTAGCATGACTGACAAAAACTTAGACACCTTCGTAGAGTCAGCAGTGAAGCAGATGAATGACGCATGGAAAGGACGATAGGGAATGGATATCGATAGAAACAGACTACGTACAGGCTTGCCACAGGTTGGGGTGCAGCCTTATCGACAAGTACATGCTCACTCAACAGGTAACCGCAACTCAACCGTACAGAATGAAGCGGATTATCACTATAGAAAGGACCCTGAACTAGGGTTCTTTTCACATGTTGTCGGAAACGGCCGTGTCATGCAAGTAGGACCTGTGAACAACGGAAGTTGGGATGTTGGGGGCGGTTGGAATGCTGAGACCTATGCAGCGGTTGAACTGATTGAAAGCCATTCAACTAAAGAAGAGTTCATGACGGACTACCGCCTCTATATCGAATTGCTACGCAATCTAGCGGACGAAGCAGGCTTGCCGAAGACTCTTGATACAGACGACTTGGCAGGTATCAAGACGCATGAATACTGTACCAATAACCAACCAAACAACCACTCAGACCACGTTGACCCTTATCCATATCTTGCAAGTTGGGGCATTAGCCGTGAGCAGTTTAAGCAAGACATCGAAAACGGCTTGAGCGCTGCAACAGGCTGGCAGAAAAATGGCACTGGCTACTGGTACGTACACTCAGACGGCTCTTATCCAAAAGATAAGTTTGAGAAAATCAACGGTACCTGGTATTATTTCGATGGCTCAGGCTATATGCTTGCAGACCGCTGGAAGAAGCACACAGACGGCAACTGGTACTGGTTCGACAACTCAGGCGAACTGGCTACAGGCTGGAAGAAAATCGCTGAGAAGTGGTATTATTTTGATGTAGAAGGTGCCATGAAGACAGGCTGGGTCAAGTACAAGGACACTTGGTACTACTTAGACGCTAAAGAAGGCGCCATGGTATCAAATGCCTTTATCCAGTCAGCGGACGGAACAGGCTGGTACTACCTCAAACCAGACGGAACACTGGCAGATAAGCCAGAGTTCACAGTAGAGCCAGATGGCTTGATTACAGTTAAATAAATAGAAAGGAAACTTTCTAAATTGTTCTTTCACCGCAGGCTTAGGCTTGCGGTTTTTTATTTGCTCTGATTCTTTAAAAAAGCGTTTTCTTGAAGAATAGAGAGGTGTTTTGTCAAAAATAAAAACAGTGACCGAAATCACTGCTTATCAGTTGTAGCAAATTCATAAAGTTTTTCTGCTGTGAGAAGTGCCATTTTGTCCATGCTTGTTTTTCCTTTTCTGAGGTCAGAAACAGTAGTCCATGGAACTCCAGCACCTTGGGAAATAGCAGATGTAGACATCGAACTGTCTAACAATTCTTGAATAACTTCTCTCATCTTATTTGTCCTTTTTATTTTTTAGATAAATATATACATTGATTGCAATTATAAAAATAGCTATTGCACTAACCATTGCATTTCCTCTTTCCATTTGATAAAATAGAGGTGTAAGGGGCTTTCGCCCCAACCTCTTAGCGTTTACCTTTTTCTTTGACGGGATTTCGGTTTACGCTTTTTGTTTTGCCTTGCGACCGTTATTGCGGTCACTAGACTTGCGATAGCAGTTACCGTTTCAGGAATATTGTCTATTGCCTTTTCAAGTAACCTGAGCCAATCTTCTTTGTTCAACTTCATCACCCCCTTTCCTTATCTTGATTATATTATATCACGGTACACCGAGAAAGTCAAGCGTTTTGATGAAGTTTTTTTAATTTTTTCAAAAAAAAATAGACCTTGTCCAGAGGTCGGGGAGTTGGAGGGGGCACCCTCCAAAAGCATTGAT